CCCATCTCGCTACGCATACTCCCGGAAATGGAGGACTCCAATGGAGGGTACTAGCCGCGAGGAGCGGCTCGAGGACGTGATCAGGGATCTGGCCGAGTTGCGCGAGGAGTGGGAGCGCCTCGGGCGGCCGAAGTTGATGCGCAACGCGAATCTGAACTTCGTGCCTCATCCTCTGCTGAAGTTGATCCGAGAGTCGGAGGAGTTGATCGAGCGGATGAGTCGGCCGCTGGAGGCTGCGCGCGGCGGGCGGCCGAAGGGGAGCGGGTCTGCGCCTGATCGTGTGATGCCGGCCGGGCCGCCGAAGCGGACGAGGCTGGAGGCGGTGTCGTGATGGGGAAGTTCATCACGATGGACCTCATCGATCAGCTGGCTGAGGCTGGGGTGATTGCCGACGACCCGAGATATGTGCGCCGGGTGATCATCGATCTGCAGGCGGGAACACCGGCGCGAATCTACATCGAGAAGTTCGGCGACAACGAGACGCTGACTGCCGAGCTGGTCGCGTCACTCGGTTTGACGCCTCAGGAGGCCGACGACCGCGGGATCGTGATGAAAGACCACTCGACCGGCGCGGAGTACGTGGAGGACGCGCCGTGACCATCGTTGTGAAGCCTCAGAACAGCCAGGTGGCGGAGTCGCGGCAGATCAGCAACATGCGGATCGCGTCGATTGCGCTGTGCCAGCAGTTCGGGCAGAACCCGGAGCTGGTCCGCCGGATCGAGATGCGCCAGAACTACATCGAGTTCGAGGTGTATCAGCTCGACGAGCGCGGCGGGAAGCAGGTCGAGTTCGGAAAGCCGGTGACGCGGCTGGAGAGGTTCACGTCGAGGTGAGCATCGGGCAGGTCGCAGCGGAACTGATGGACGAGATAGGAGACGACGTCGAGGTCAAGACGGTCGTGATCATCGTGGAGCTTCAGGACGGCGAGATGACCACGATCCGCTACCGCTGCAACGATATGCGCCAGTGGGTTCAGCGGGCGATGCTGCGGGAGGCGCTCGACGTGGCGTCTGACCCGTCGGACGAGTACGACGACACATGAGCGTCCTCGAGTCCACCCAGCAGTACGCGTCGGAGACCGGGGCTGATCACTTCGCGTGGTGGTGCGAGCACTATCTGCGCCATTCGGTCGATCGGTTCGCCGGCGACCCCGTCGTGTGGGAGCCGTGGCAGATGGACTGGTGGCGGGAGCTCCTCGCGTTCGGGGAGGACGACGCTCCGTACTGGAGGAGCGCAGCGCTGCTGGTTCCGCGCAAGAACGGCAAGACACTGATGCTCGCCGCGCTGGCTCTGTACGACCTGATCGAAGGCGACGGGAAGCCCGAGATCCTTCTGGCCGCTGCGTCCGACAAACAGGCGGGCAGGCTATTCGACGGGTGCATCGACTTCCTCCGCCAGAACCCCGAGCTGAACCAGATGGTCCACCGCCGGGAGCACATCGGCGAGATTGTCAACCCAGTCACAGGCGGGAAGATCATCCGGCTCTCCTCGACAGGGGAGTCGCTCGATGGGTTCAACCCGAGCAGGGTGATCGCAGACGAGCTCCACGCGTGGCTGACTCCCACGAGACGCCGTGTGTGGACGAGCCTGCGGACCGCCGGCGGGGCGCGCAAGTTCTTCCAAATCGTGACGATCAGCACGGCCGGCGACGCCGCGAACCGCGCCTGGTCGATTCTCGGCAAGATGCTTGACGGCAACGAGGCCAACGGTGAGATTGAACGTCCGCACGAAGGGCTTGTGATCAGCAGGAACCACCGCGGGCGGCTGATCATCTACAACTACTCGGCGCAGCTCAACGGGAAGGCGCTCAAAGACCCGTCTGACTACGCCACGATGAAGATCGCCAACCCTGCGTCGTGGGTCGATGAGGACTTCATCCGCGAGCAGGCAGAGACAGACGACCTCGAGGACCACGAGGTGCTTCAGCTTCACGGCAACGTCTGGGCGGAGACTTCCACGACGTATATCCCATCGGAAGCTCTCGCCGAGGCGATGAAGGAGTTCAAGCCCCTCGAGCGCCGTGAGAAGGTCGTCCTGGGGTTCGACGGCAGCGAGTTCCACGACGAGACGTGGCTGGTCGCCGTGGGTCTCGACGGGAGGATCCAGCCGCTGGAACGCTGGCAGAAGCCGCCGCGCTCAGAGGACTGGCGTGTGCCTCGCCCGGAGGTTCACCGTGCGATCGCAGCGGCGTTCGAGAGGTTCCAGGTGGTAGAGCTCGCCGCGGACCCGCCGGGGTGGTACTCGGAGATTGACGAGTGGACGCAGCTGTACGGCGACCGCGTCGTGATGTTCGACACGAACCAGCCGAAGCGGTTCGCTCCTGCGTGCGAGCGACTGCGGACCGATATCAAGGAGGGCCACGCCAAGTTCGGAGGCGAGCTGGCATCGGAGCTCCGCGTCCACTTCGGGAACTGCGTCACAAAGGAGACGAGTTCAGGTACCGTGATCACCAAGGATGACAAGAACAGCCCGCGCAAGGTCGACGGGGTCGCCGCGTCGGCGATCGCCTACGACCGTGCGATGTGGCACGCGGACAACATGCCGCCCGAATACAAGGTCGCCGGGTTCAGATGAGCAACGTGGTCCCGATCACCGTGTCGGCAGATCCGGTCGACGATCCAGTCCGCTGGCTGAACGAGCTGTATCCCGCGCTGGTCGCCCGCGAGAGGCGGCTGCGGCTGCTCGAGGACTACTACAGCGGGAAGCATCCGCTGCCGTTTCTGACCGAGTCGCACACGGCGAAGATGCGCCTCGAGTTCAGCCGCCTGCTGAACGAGTCGAAGAGCAACTTCATGCGGCTGGTGTGTGACGCGGTCGAGGAGAGGCTTCTGATCGAGGGCTTCCGGCTGTCTGCGTCATCGTCGCAGGAGGCCGACCAGGACACGTGGGCGATGTGGCAGCAGAACGACATGGACAGCCAGTCATCGATTGCGATCCTCGAGTCCCTGATCAAAGGCCAGAGCTATCTGTCCGTGTGGGGAGACGGCGAGAACGCCGAGATAGCGATCGAGGACGCGTGCCAGACGATCGTCGGGTACGAGCCAGGCTCGAACTACCGCCGACGGTCTGCCGCGCTGAAGGTATGGCACGACGACCTCGACAATACGATCCGGGCCAACGTCTATATGCCCCGCGGCATCTACAAGTTCGTCGCCAACGACGGGGGCACCGGAGCCGTCAAGGCGATCGTCACCGACACCGCCGACGAGACCACGTTCGAGGGCAGCCGGACCCCCGGAGGCAGCGTGCGAGTCGACGTCGCCGGCGCTGCGACCGACGCTCCCCGTTGGGTTGAGCTCGAGAACCAGTTCGTAGAGAATCCCCTCGGCGTGGTGCCGATCATCCCGCTACGGAACCGCCCGCGCCTCGGGATCGAAGGCGAGTCCGAGATTAGCGACGTGATCACGATTCAGAACCAGATCAACGCGTTTCTGTTCCTGCTGGCTCTCGCTGGATACTTCGGCGCTCACAAGCAGCGCTGGGCCACGGGGATCACGATCGCCACTAACGCGCAAACCGGGAAGCCAGAGGAGCTCCTGTCTGGCGTAGACACGCTGTGGCAGAACGAGAACCCTGAGGGCAAGTTCGGCGAGTTCAGCCAGACAGACCTCGCCGGGTACATCAAGGCGATTGAGCAGAAGGTTCTGCACATCGCCGTGACCACGAGGACCCCGCGCCACTATCTGATCGAGCAAGGCCAGAGTCCCTCGGGCGACGCGATCAAGAGCGCCGAGTCCGGGCTGGTGTCGAAGGTCACCAGGAAGATGCGCCCGTTCGGGGAGGCGTTCGAGGAGACTCTGCGGCTCGCGCGGCGGTTCGCCGGCCAACCTGAGTCGCCGCCAGACAGCGAGGTCGTGTGGGCCGACCCGGAGCTTCGATCAGAGGCCGAAGTTGTGGACGCAGCCGTCAAGAAGATGCAGATCGGTCTCATCGACCGCTGGCAGGCGCTCGAGGACATCGGCTACACGCAGACCCAGATCGAGCGTATGCGCAACGAGCCACCGCCGGTTCCGCCGGCAGCACCTACGCCACCGCCAGGTGGCGGCAACCCGGAAGGGGATAATCCGCAATGAGCACCACTCCTAGCCCTACGCCTCCCGCTCCCGCGCCGGACCCGACTCCGCCGAGTCCGCCGCCAGCGCCTCCCAGCCCGCCCGACCGGACGTTCACCCAAGACGAGGTGAACCGGCTGATGGCGAACCAGAAGCGCGAGCTCCTCGCTGACTCGCCTGATTTGACCGAGCTAAGGCAGAAGGCGAAGGCGTTCGACGACCTCGAGGCTGCGAACAAGACCGACCTGGAGAAGGCGCAGGCGCAGATCGCGAAGGCCGAGAAGGAACGCGACGAGGCGCTGAAGCTTGCGGAAACAACTTCGTCCGAGGCGAAAGAGACGCGGCTGCGCGCTGCGATCTTCGCCGAGGCAGCCAAGCCCGACCGGAAGGTCGTGGACCCGGAGACGGCCGCCCAGCTACTCGATCGAGGATCACTCGAGCTGGACGACAGCGGGCGTCCCACCAACATCGCGAAGGCGATGGACGCACTCCTAGAGGCGAAGCCTTTCCTCGTCTCGCAGGGAGGACCGACGCGCCAGCAGAGCGCGGATCTCGGAGCGAGGCCTCGAGCCGCCAATCAGGTGACCGACGCTGAGCTCTCATCGATGACCCCGGAGCAGATCGTCCAGGCCCGCAAGGACGGACGACTGGTCGACCTCGGGGTCGCTCCCTAAGGAGTCAACAACATGGCAATGACGTTCCGCCCGGAAATCTGGGCGGCCGAGCTGCTCGTCAGCCTGCGTCAGCGTTACGTGTTCGCTCAGGAGGGGGTCGTCAACCGGAACTACGAGGGTGAAATCGCGAACGAAGGTGACACCGTTCACATCAACGCGATCGAGCGCCCGACGATCCGCGACTACACAGAGCACGGCACGATCACGTGGGAGCAGCTCGCCGACACCGATCTGTCCCTGGTCATCGACCAGGCCGACTACTTCGCGTTCAAGGTGGACGACATCGAGAAGCGCCAGGCTATCTCGGGGTTCATCACCGCCGCCGCGGACGAGGCTGCAGTCGGCATGGTCGAGGAGACAGACGCGTACATCTCCGGGGTCATGGACGCGGGCGTCGCCCCGGCCAACGACCTCGGCGCGGTGACCGTCGACATCTCCAGCAACACCGGGTGGGGGCTGCTCGTGGCTCTCCGCTCGAAGCTGAACCTTGCCAACGTCCCCCGCGAGGGACGCTGGGCTGTGATCCCCGACGCGGTCGCGGCCGCGATCATCCAGGACCCCAGGTTCCTGGATGCGTCTCAGTCCGGTTCGGACGCCACGCTCCGCGCTGGCGAAATCGGGCGGGCAGCTGGGTTCACGCTCTACGAGTCCAACACCGTCCCGGAGCCGACGACAGGCTCGTACCACGTGCTCGCCGGCCACTCGATGGCGACCACGTTCGCGGAGCAGATCAACCAGGTGGAGACGATCCGCCTGGAGAACCAGTTCGGCGACGGCGTTCGCGGCCTGCACCTCTACGGCGCGAAGGTCATCAGGCCGGAGGCGCTCGCCAAGGCGACCGTCACCGTCCAGGCGTAGGTGACCTGAGATGAAGGGGAAGGTCACCAGCACCGGCAAGATCCCCGGACTCGGAGGGAAGTCCATGGTCTCGACGGACACGCAGTCGGGCAAGGCAGTTCCCGGCGGCGGGAAGTCGATGGTCCAGAACCTCCCGAAGGTCTCCGGGAAGGCGACCGGGTCAGGAATGTGACGCGAGTCGTCCTGGTATCTCCTGCGTGGCGGCGGTTCGCCGTGACGCGGGTTGTCCTCGCTCAGCGGGCGCACCTGTGCGGTGCGCTCGCCGAGCAGGGCATCGACGCCACCTCCGTGGTCGTCGCAGACGACGAGAACCTCGAGTTGGCGGATGAGTACGGGTTCCACCGAGTAGAGCAGAACAACGACCTGCTCGGACGTAAGTTCAACGACGGAATCGAGTACGCGCTGCGCGAGCTCCACGCGGATCACATCGTGCTGATCGGCAGCGACGACTGGGTGCATCCCGACGTGTTCGCGGTGCTGCCGGCAGCCGAGACACACATGGAGCTCCCCACGCCGGAGCAGCCGGCGGTCATCTACCGCCCTCGAGCCGAGATGACCGCGGGAACAAGGATCGCTCTGGTGGATCTGCCGACGGGCAGGATGCGGCTGTGCCACCACAACGGACGCCTCGGGGTGATTCCCTGGGTGATTCCGCGTCAGGCGTTCGGCTCGCCTCGCCCTCTGCTGGACGACCAAGGCAAGGGAATCGACGGGGCGCTGTACCGAGGGCTCAAGAACAGGCCGAAGGTGGTGCTTCACGACCCGTCGGCGATGGCACGGGTGGACTTCAAATCCGACACGAACCTGAACAGCTTCGAGGCGATCACTCGGGCCCTCGGGGCGCTCGACGATCTTGACCCGTGGAAGCTCCTCGGCCAGAAGTACCCGTCTGAGGCGGTCGCGCTGGCCCGCGAGCTGTCGGAGACGCTGTGTCACGCGTGATGTTCGTAGTGCCGGCTCACGGCCGTCGCGAGCTGACCACCGTGTGCCTGTGGATGCTCCACTCGTGCTGTGTGACGCTCGAGGAGGAGGGGGTTCAGGCGTCCGCCGTTGTGGTCACAGACGACCAGACGCTGCTGAGCGTCGCCAACGACCTCGGATTCGGAACCGTCGAGCAGGACAACGCTCCGCTGGGGCGGAAGTGGAACGACGGATACCAGCTCGCGTGCGACCCCGAGTACAACCCGCACCCGGCCGACTACGTGATCCCGCTCGGGAGCGACGACTGGATCGACCCGGAGGCGATCCTCCGCGCGGACTTCCCGCTGTCAGGCGAGATTGTCTGCTTCCGCAAGGCCGGATTCGTCTCTGAGGACGGATCTGAGCTCGCCTACGTCTCGGTCCCGTACAACGGCGGGCTGGGAATCAGGATTATTCCGGCGTCGCTCCTCTCACTCGTCGACTACCGACCGGTGAAAGAGGAAAGGATGCGCGCCTGCGACGCGAGCTGTGTCAAGTCGCTGGTCGACGCGGGGTGGAAACAGCGGTTCGTCTATTCGGATCAGCACGCGCTTCAGATCGTCGACTGGAAAACGAATGGCGAGCAGCTGAATCCGTACAAAAGCTGCCGGCACTACGCTGTTTCCGTCTCGAAAACTCCGTGGGATGATTTGACCGAGGTATACGGGGCGGATCCGGTCGAGGCGATGCGAAAGTTGTACGTATGATCGCAGCGGAACAGCTGGTGATTAGCCTCGAGGACGGGTGCGGCTGCTCAACCGGGCTGGAGCACTGCTTTCCGCTCTGGGACCAGCTGTCTCGTGGCAACTACGACGTCTGCTCGGTGATGGAAGTCCCGCGAACGCTGAAGATCTGGCTGGACCAACACCGCACGGCTCGGAGACGGGCGCGGCACAGCGAGCTTGTCGGGTACAAGGCTGGCCCGGTGGCGCTGTGGAAGCGACCCGACGAGGTGTACGCGATCAACACGTCCCTCGAGGTGCGACAGGGGCGCAAGATGACCGAGGGTTACTGGGAACGGCCGTCTGAGACTCCGATTGTCAACGACTGCGTGCGCCACGCGGTGATGCAGTACGGAGTCGTCGACAGAAACGACGTTCTGGTCGCCTACGCGGTGATCCTCAGGATGGGCGAGCTGAGACTCGTCTCGCAGATCCTCGGTCACGGCGCTCACCTCAAGAACGACGTGATGTATCTGCTGTTCAGGCAGATCGTGAAGCTCGAGGCGGTGTATTCGGGCTGGTTCGTCTACAACCGGCACGACAGCGGCGGCGACGGCCTGCGCTACTTCAAGGAGAAGCTCGGATTTGTCCCGATGGCTGTCCGATGGTCGTTGTGACCTCGTGGGAGGACCTCTGGGACCATGACAGCTACCCAACTGACCTCCTGACAGGCTGCGAGAACGCGTGTGTGCTGTTCTGCGCAGCTTTCCTAGGGAAACAAGACTGTTTCTGGGTCGCGCAGGCAGGGATCGTAGGAACCGGCGTGGATACAGACGCTGAGAAGCTCGCCGACATGCGGCTGCTGTACCCCAAGAGCTGGACGTTCGTCGCGTCCGACGCGTTTCGCTTCGCCCTCGACACCCCGGTGCGCTACGACCTCGTCAGCCTCGACCCGTACACCGGCGACATGGACGTGAAGGTCGCCGCTCATCTCAACATATTCTGCGGCATCGCCAAGAAGGTCGTGATCGTCGGGGGCAGCGAAGCCATCGGGCCTCTGCTGACCCCGCCGCCGCCGTGGAAGCCCGAGCGCCCGTTGTGGAGGAACCACGGTGTCTACTGGTACCCATTTGTGAAATGAAGCCGACAGGACCATTCGATGATCAGGATCGCATCGAGCTCGGCGAGCTGCTCGCCTACGCTGACGAGGTTGTCGCGATGCGCGAGATAGCAGCCGGCGAGCACGACCCGCTGATCGTCGGGCTACGCCACGACGTCGACAACACACTGGAGGCGGTGCAGGAGTTCGCCGAGTGGGAGTACGTCCACGGCTGGCGGGCCACGTACTTCATTCTTCACGACAGCCCGTACTGGAATGACCCGCTGCTTCGCCCTGTCCTCGAGAAGCTCGCCGACCTTCAGCACGAGATCGGACTCCACTGCAACGGAATCGCGGAGGAGCTTCGCCAGCAGCGGCCGGCAGCCGAGATTGTCCACGAAGCCCTCGAGCGCCTCCGCGGCTGGGGACACAACGTCGTCGGCACCGTCGCCCACGGAGACGACCTCTGTTACAACCACGCCCACGAGGTGAGGTTCGTCAATGACGAGATGTTCGCTGAATGTGCCCGCCCGGGTCTCGGCCACCCGGCACGTGACGTGGCCGGGATCCAGATCGACCCGAAGCCTCTGGCCGAATACGGCCTCCTCTACGACGCCAACCATCTGTCGCGGGCGATCTATCTCAGCGACAGTGGGAACCGCTGGAACGACTGGTCGATGACCAAAGAGTTCCCGACGATCAGCGGGCAGCTGCACATGCTGATTCACCCCTGCTGGTGGACGCAGGCATTCGACCGCTGGGGCGCGACCAAGGAGACCGTGTGACAGCACGCGCAGATACCTTCCAGCTGACCGACGCGCAAGACCTCGACGAGTCCGGCAAGGCGGCGACCAAGGTCGTCTCGGTAGCGGGAGACGGCGTCACCTACGAGCTGGTCCCGAAGGACAGCGGACCGACAGGACCGACAGGACCCGTCGGCCCAACCGGCCCAACCGGGCCGACTGGTCCTACGGGACCGACTGGTCCTACCGGACCGATCGGCGGTACCGGCGCGTCGGGAGCTCCCGGCGCAGCAGGAGCCAACGGCCCAACTGGGCCGACGGGACCGACCGGGCCAGCGGGCGCATCTGGAGCAAGTGGCGCGCCCGGTTCGGCTGGCCCAACCGGCCCAACCGGGCCGACAGGACCGACCGGTGATCCCGGCTCCGGCGCAGAGTGGGCCGTCACCCAGACCGGGCACGGGCTCACAGTCGGGCAGGCCGTTCGGCTCGACGGGAGCGGCGACTACGTGCTGGCCCAGGCGGACTCCGAAGCGAACGCGGAGGTCGTTGGGATGGTCTCGGAGGTGGCTGACGCAGATAACTTCACAGTTGTCCAAATCGGGCACGTCAGCGGTGGGCAGCTCGCGCTGCTGACTCCCGGAGCCGTCTACTATCTCGACGATACCACGCCGGGCGCAATCACCGCGACCGAACCGCCAATCTCGAAGCCAGTCCTGATCGCCGACTCTGTGAACAGCGGCTTCGCGATCAACATGCGTGGTCTCACAGGCGGCGTCGCTGCTGTGGCGTCGTCATTCCCGGATCGCGTGATGATCACGGCGGCGGGGTTCGATGAGGTTGGCACCGTCAGAGGCGGCACCCCGCAGCTTCCGTGGACGCATACACAGCCGGACAACAACGTGCCGTTCGGCACCCGGTTCAACGAGAACGCTAACGACTGGATCGCCTGGGGCATCTCGCTGCGCGCCGGGACGTATCGGCTGACGATCTACTCGTGGGCGTACGTCGGCGGCGGCACCATGAAGTGCGGCCTCGCGTCGCTGGCGCAGCCGACGATGACCGACATCACCGGGTCGCCGTACAACGCGTCGAACGCCACCGTGGACACGAACGAGGCGGGCAACGTCTACAACAAGGCGCTGGAGGTGTGCGACGACCTCGTGATCCCCGATGACGGAGACTACGCCCTCCGGGTGACAGCCCTCGACGACCCGGTAAACGTCAATCTGATCGTCTTCGAGAGGATCGGCGCATGAGCCTCTACGAGCTGACAGCGGGAGCTCCCGGCGCGACCGGGCCGACTGGCCCAACTGGGCCGACGGGACCGACCGGGCCAGCGGGATCTGCCGGCAGCGCGGGCGCGGCAGGCCCAACTGGGCCGACGGGACCGACCGGGCCAACCG